TGGGACGCCGTGGACTCCCTGGTCACCAACGAGTCCTCCCGGGTGCTGGCAATCGGCAACCCCACCGACCCGGGGTCCCACTTCCGGCAGGTGTGCTCCCCGGAGAACCCTCTCGGCGAGAAGTGGAACAAGATCCGCATCGACGCTCTGCGCAGTCCGCTGATGACCGAGGAAGCCTGCTCCCGGTACCCGAAGCTGGTCGAGTACATGAAGGCGGAGGGCATCCCCTTCTCCACCGAAAAGGTGTCCCCCACGCTCCAGAAGACCCTGGTCAGCCCGACGTGGGTGTACGAGTCCATGACCGGCTGGGGCAAGGACTCCTCCCTGTTCCGGTCCAAGGTCAGGGCCCTGTTCCCGGAAACCTCCTCCGAGGGCGTCATCCCGCTGGCCTGGGCGGAAGCCGCCATGGCCCGGTGGGAGCGGTGGCGCGACGGGCATTACATCCTCGACCCCGACACTCAAGAGCCGGTGTGCCTGCTCGAACCCCGCGCCCAGCAGGTCGGTCACATCGTCATCGGCGCGGACATCTCCGACGGCGGTGAGGACGAGACGGTGGCCGCCGTCCGGCAGGGCGATGTGGTGCGGGAGCTGATCGCCTTCCCCTCCAAGGACCCCCTGACCACCGCCGACGACCTCCAGCAGATCGCGGCGGAACACGGCTCGCCGACCAGCGCAAAGTACATCGTGGACGGTATCGGCGTGGGTTCTGGTGTGGTCGCCAAGCTGCGGCGTGACGGCCAGGACACGTACGCGTTCATTGCCGCTGCGCAGTCAGGCCGCAAGGACACCACCCAGAAGATGATGTTCATCAACGACCGCGCCGCCGCCTGGTGGAACCTGCGGGAGCTGCTGAACCCGTCCCGCAAGGGCGGGGCGACGGTCGCCTTCCCTCGTGACGACAAGCTGCTTGCCGAGCTGACGTGCCCCCGGTTCAGCACACAACCGGCTACCGCGAAGTACAAGATCGAGAAGAAGGAAGACATCAAGGTCCGGCTCGGAAGGTCCACCGACCGGGCGGACGCGCTCATTCACGCGTTCTGGATGCCGTCGGTTCTGGTGCCCTATGAGGAGCTGAAGGACACAGCCTGGAAGGCTCCCGAGGAGAAATACCGGGAAAACGACAACCCCACCGTGGAGGCCGTGGTCGAAACCTGGGATACGGACCAGGACATGGAATTTGCGGACTGGTAGCGCAAAATGCCCGAATGTTAGCATAACTCGATAGTGTCGTAGATTAGGGGAGCACCGTGGCGGACGAGCAGTTACGCGACCTGCCGATACCGGCAGAAAACGCTCACCCCTATGGCCCGGCCTACCCGCCAGAAGGCGCGGAAGTCGCCAAGACAGCAAAAGGCGCGCCAGGCGTTGCCCTGGAAGCCGAGGAAGGCAGCCTGTTCGGCTTCGCCGACTCCTGGGCAGCCTCCTGGTCCGGAATCCCCGGCCGCGTCCTTTTCGATGACAACGAGACCGAATCGCTGTCGTATGACGAGATGCTCGGGCGCGACGGAAAAGCCCGCACCGTCGAGCAGGTACTCACCCTGCCCATCCGCTCCGCTCCCTGGAAAATCGTCCCGGCCCCCGGCGACTCGGGAGAGGCCGCCTTCATCACTGCAGCCCTGGAAAAGCCCGCCAACCAGGGCGGCATGAAAACCCCCATGCGGCTGGTCATCGCACAGGCCCTGAGCGCCCGCACCTACCGCAAGGCCTGCTTCGAGAAGGTGTTCGCAGAGCAGGACGGCAAGATCGTCTACGAGAAGCTGGCGTTCCGGCCGTCCTCGACCACCGCCATCGCCCGCGACCCCAAGACCGGGGCCTTCCGGGGCTTCCGGCAGCGCCCGGTGTCCGTGGGCGGGGAGGTCTGGTCCAACATCTGGGTGGACTTCCCGGCTCAGTACACCTGGGTACACCTGAACAACCAGCACATCAACGCCGCCCGGGGCCACTCGGACATGGAGCTGATCTACTGGCTGCACGACAAGAAGATGAAGACGCTGTTCCTGTGGGCGACGTTCCTGGAAGCCCAGGCCACCGGCCGGTACGTTGTCCAGGCCGAGGACGAGACCCGTGCCAAGCAGTACGCACAGGCAATGAGACACCTCAAGAACGGCGGCGTGCTCGGAGCGTCCTCCGAAATCAAGGTGGACGCCCTGGAAGTCGGTACCGCCGCCGGGCAGCTCTTCCAGGACTTCATCAACTACCTGGACAACCAGATGGCCGCCTCGGTGCTCGCTGGCTTCACCAACCTGCCGGACAGCCCCGGGGGCTCGTACGCCCTGTCCAAGGACCAGTCCGACTTCTTCCTGCAGTCCCTCACCGCGACTTCCAAGGAACTGGCCGAGAGCATCACCAGCTTCGTCATCGCCGACCTGGTGATGTACAACTACGGCCCGTCAGGGGTCTGCCCCTCGTTCGAGTTCGGTCCCCTGCACGAAGGGGATCTGGCGACGGTGAAGGATCTCCTGACCGCGTTCGCTGTCGCCCCGGGGGAGCTGCGGGTACCGCAGGCTTTCGTCTCTGAGCTGGCCAAGATGATGGGCACCTACCTGGACATGCCCATGGAGGAAGTCAACTCCGAGTTCTCCGACCTGGAGGACCGTATCGGGCAGCGGTCGGAGCTGGATCTGCAGTCCAAGCAGGCGGGCCTGGACGCCCAGAAGAATCTGGCGGCGCAGGGCGGTCCGATGGCGGGGGCGGCCAAGGCGGTGTCCAACGCGCAAGGCAAGTCGGATTTGGCGAAGGTGGGGGCTGTGGTCAACAAGGCCGCTCAAATGGCCAAGCAGAAGCAGGCGGGGAAGAAGTAAAAACCAAACCCCCGCCAGGAGTGTGCGCACTCAACCAGCGGGGGTTTGATCACCCAACCACCCGAAAGGGATAATACCGGGAGAGCACGTGAATGAGCAAGATCAGCAAAAGGCCCAACAGCAATCTTTACAGCAGGACGCCGAAGTTTCTGCCGTGCTCGCTGTTTTGCTGTCCGGTCCGCCGCTGGCTACCGCCGTGCTGGCTATTTCAGCTGTCCTGAAAACACCCGGAAAGCTCGTATTAGCCGTCCTGGCGGGCATGCGGTACAAGCCGGGAAAGAAAACCCTTACCTCCGGGACCGACCCTGTAGCAGCCGCCAAGCGGGCGAACCTGCGCTACCGGGCTGCCTACCTCATCAACGCCGTCAAGCGCCTGGTCAACGCCCCCGACCTGAAGACCGCGCTGGCCCGGGAGAAGCAACTCTACACCGCCCACAAGCAGGCTTGCGCCCGCCGGGTCGCCTCCGCGCAGGCGTCCGTGAGGCTCTCCAACAGCACTGGTACAGCCATCCTGGGGTGGGGCGGAATTCAGGACGCGCGCACCACCCCCGACTGCCTGTGGCTCATCGGAAAAAACTACGGCGTGGCCAGTCCGCCGGAGGGTCTGCATCCTGGGGCCCGGCACCCTCGTTGCAGGTGTTATCCCGTGCCACCTTTTCCCGGGAAAACGGTCGTAACCGCGTTGCCCTCGCATCTATAAGGCGAATCCAGCCCTAGGGATACTAGCCTCCCAGATTGGCGGTAAAACCGGTAGTTTGGTAACCGGCATGCCAGCCTGAAAAACTCACGTGAGGAGACCCACCATGTCTACCGCCTTATCCGTCGTTTCCCCCGGCTCTGCGGCACTGACGTCATTCGCCACCGTCGCCGCCGATGTCACCGGCAATACCTTCTCCAACGACGGCAACACCTGGCTCCTCGTGGACGGCGGCACCGCTGGCGGCACCCTCACCGTCAAGTCCAACCTGACCCTCGAAACCGGTCTGGTCGTCCCCGACAAGGTGTACACGCTCGCCGCGTCCACCACCTACATGTTCGACCCCTCCGACTTCCCGTATTCCATCACCGGGGACACGGTCAAGGTCACCGGCTCCGTCACCACCATCAAGCTCGCCGCGTTCCACTGATCCCTACGTAGCCGGACGGAGCGCGCGAGATGAGTGCTAAGACTGCGGCGTTGGCGGTCACGCCGCACCCGCTGGGAGAGCCCGGGGGTCCTGGCCTCTTCCGCGACAGGGCGCTTTCGCTCCCGCCGTACATCCAGAACATCGCCCACGGCCTCATGGACAAGCGCGGGATGGACAAGTCCCGGGCAATCCAGACCGCAATCGGCGTCTGCCAGCGGTGGGCCCGGGGTGGTGGCGGCGTGAGCCCGGAGGTCCACTCCGCCGCCACCGGAGCCATCGCAGCATGGGAAGCCGCCAAGGCCAAAGCCCGCGCGACCCCCAACAAAGGCGACGTGAAGCTGTCCCAGCCCATGACCTTCCTGCGAGGCGTCCTGGGCGGCTCCCCGGTCGTGGAACTGGCCAACCAGACCCCCGCCCCCAAGCAGAAGAACCCGAAGGACACGAAGGACCAGCAGCACGGCAAGCACACCCTGCCCCCCGGGGCGGTCGCCTGGAAGCACAACTGGCAGCCCGTGGACAAGAACGGGCAGCCGGTAGGCCCCGCGCAGAAGGACATGTCCGCCCAACAGCTCAAGGACGCCGCCGGACACGACGCCGCGACTCGGGCCGCCATCGCCTCCGCGTACAAGAACAAGGCCAAGGCGGACGGGAAGAAAGCCGCTGCCGCTGCGAAGACGGCTGCCTCAAAGCAGGCTGCCGCTGCGAAGAAGGCCGCTGCCGTCAAGGCCGCTGCTGCGAAGAAGGCCGCTGCCGCGAAGACTGCAGCAGCCAAGGCCAAGCAGAAGCAGATCTCGGCGGCGATCAAGCAGGCCCTCGCGGACCAGAAGGCCAAGCGGCCCCTGACGCCGACACAGGTCCGGTTGCTGGATCACTACAAGCAGCAGCAGGCCGCGACGGCGGACACCCTGCGCAACGACGTGACCCTGTCCCAGCCGGTGGAGCTGGGGGAGTCCGCCGAGTTCGGTGGTGACGCCGGAATGACCACGGTACCCACGGCCACGTCCCAGGATGGCAGCCGCCTCACCCTGAACAGTCTGCTCGCCAAGGCCCCGAGACCGGCGTTGCGAGCCGCCGCGAAGAACGCGAAGAACAAGCGGCGTCCACGTCGCGGGAAGGGCGTGAAGTGAATACGCAGGAGTACGAGTTAGCGTTCGTCACGGAGTTACCCGCAGGTGTGACAGCGGTGGACGCCCACACCTTGGATTTCGCGAAGAACCCGGCCGGAGCCCTCGCTTTCCGCTACAAGCACGGCTGGATCCTGATCAACCCGTTGGTCCCGTCCCGGGGTCTCAGCGGCGGCGGGCTGGCCCGGCAGCACGGGCACCTCTCCGGCGGCCACACCACTGGCCACTTCCTCAAGGGTGCGGACGGCAAGATCCAGTTCAAGGCCGTGAACCGGTACGCCTCCCGGGAGGACTGGGAGAAGGAGGTCAAGAAGTCGGCTGAGGCTGCCTCCGCCGCGCAGGGCAAGACGAAGGTAGCCGTCCAGGCCGCCGAATCCGCCACCGCGAAGGCCGACAAGGTGGCCGAGAGCGGAGCGCCCTCCGCCGCGCAGGCCGAGGCTCACAAGCTGGCTGCTGCGGCGCACGAGGCGGCTGCGAAGGCCTTCCAGGGGGCAGGTACCGGCAAGGTCCACCGGTCCGGGGCGATGACCCACTCGGCGTACGGCGCGATCCACGACGCCAAGGCGAAGAACCTCGCGGAGCAGGCCAAGCAGGAGGCCGCCGCCAAGGTCGAGAAGCGCAAAGCGGCGGCGGAGCAGCTCACAACCAAGGCGAATGAGCTAGCGGCCAAGGCGAAGCAGGGTAGCAACGACGGCAAGTCCTACCAGGAGCTGCACAAGCTGCACCTCAACGCGTCGGACATGCACGCTGCCGCGCAGAAGGCGAACCTGCTGGCGGGGAAT